AAATAAGGCTGAGGCGCTAGATATTGTATAACTACCACTCCATCGCCGCCTTTGCCACCATCACTGCTCCAAGATCCGGATCCGGCGCCGCCCCCACCTGTACCATCAGTGCCATTTACGTTTGCATAATAGGGATCTGCCATATATTTTTCCTTGATAATCTACTAGTTAATCTACACCACCACCGTCTCCGCCGCCACCCGATCCATCAGACGACCCACCCGATCCTGCAGGAGTAACATATCCGCCACCGCCACCTGCTCCGGCTGTTCCGCCGGCATAAACTCCACCTCTCCATGGATTTGGTCCGCCACCCCCGCCACCGCCAACAGAAAATCCTAGTAGAGTAACGCCTGGACCGCCCGAGGTGTAAACTCCATCAGACCCAGCTGGCCCTCCAGCTCCACCGCCACCGCCCCCAGGAGCCTCGTGTGGCCCTCCGGTGCCATCATGTCCTTGGCCAGGTATACCTGGGCCTCCTGGATAGTATTGTCCGGGGCCGCTACCACCACCACCAGATCCACCAGGAGCTCCAAAATTTCCGTTGCCATACACTTGTCCGCTAAGAGCGTTTGACCCGCCGGCGCCGCCGCCAACTGCGTTGATTAGTGTGCCAGGTGCAACAAGTTGTGAAATTGTAGTATTTGATAGTGTTGCTCCAAGACTTGTTCCCGAAGAAACTACCAATGGACCCGAGACCGAAGAATCAGTTCCGTTATGTGCTAATGCTCCGCCGGCGCCTACAGTTATGCTATACGTTTGATTAGCATCTAGGGTAACATTGTTTACTAATACAACTCCACCAGCTCCGCCTCCACCAGCTCCTTCATCTCCGCCGCCAACACCGCCACCTCCGCCGCCGGCAACAACTAAAATACTGGCTTGGACAGTGCCTGGATAAAATCTATGCCATTTTCCATTTTTATTCACCCAGCCGCCAATGACAGTTCTCCAAGTGCCATTTACATTCGTTGTGGGTTGGGTAACTGTTTTCCAAATTCCGCCTTTGTTAACATATATTGTCATAATTTATACGTATTGAAACCAATAATCTCCATTATTGCCTTGTCCATTGACAGGAGCAGTATTTGCGGAAGTAATATGCGGGAACGTACTCACTGCCACTGTAATTGAATTATTAACAAAAGCAGTAGTTGCCACTTTTGTACTAGAATCACCAGTTGTTGGAGTTGGTGCAGTTACTGTCCCTGTAAACACTGGATTGTTATTTGGAGCCAATCCAGAAACTGCTGTACTTATAGCACTGGCTCTAGAGCTTGCTTCTTGACTAACTGCTGCCAAATATGCAGAAGACAATGTAGAATAAACGTTTGCTACAAACGCAGCGGTTGCTATATTGCCAGTGGTATCTCCCCCCAACGGGGTTGGTGCAGTTGGAGTCCCGGTAAGTGCTGGACTGTGTAAAGGTGCAAGTAATGGCAGACTGGTATAGATAACTGTCCCAAGATTTGCATTGATGCTGGCAATATTAGCAGAAAAGATACTTACATTTGATGCTAACTCTGATGCCAACAAATTAGTGTTCGCAATAGTTTGAGCTTGAAGCGTAGAAACATTAATGTTTAATGCAGATTCCACAACAGAAATATTTGCAAAGTAGTCACTTCTCAATTGAGCAATCGCTGCATTTTGTGTTGCAATATCTCCGGCTATTGTTGAGTTAACTGTGCCAAGCGAATTATCAACATACTGCTTGGTAGCAACGCCTAAATTGTTTGTAGGATCGCCGGCTATTGTTATCAAACCATTTGCGCCGTTTACCGTTAATGCGTTTTGATTTGTTCCGGAATTAATGTTTAATGCAATGTTGCCGTTTAACGCTATATTTTGTAATGTTAGTGTTCCACTGCCATATGCAATATTTGCATTAGTTAATACTAATGTTCCGTTTACCAAAACATCTGTTGTAAATGTTGGCTTTATATCAGTTCTTGCATAGTTAGCAGCTACTGTTCCGCCTAAGGACAAACTATTAGTAGCCGTTCCATTGACTACGTTTGTAGAAGGAAGATTAACGCCAGGGTTAATTGACGAAATGCCGGTATACAATGCGCCTGTTGGAGTAAATGTATTTGCGCTTGTAACACTTACTAAATTTCCATTTGTATATGTATTAACTACTGTGTATACGTAAGTATCTGTTCCTGTTACGGATTCTACTAGGGCACCACTTTTACCTTGGCTTGTTATATAAGCTGGTCCAATTAATTGCCAGCTAGTGCCATTCCATGACTTTAATTGTTGGTTAGTAGTGTCCCACCATTGATCGCCTGTATGTACAGTTATATTTCCCAAACTTGTTAGGTCTACGCTGGATGCAAGGCGCCCGCTGACTGGATTCCAGTTTACGCTATCATATGATTTTATTGTTGCATTGCCAGAATCGTACCAAACAGTACCAGCCAATGGATTAGGTCCAACGCTCTGTCCCGGCGGTATATTATCGGCAAAATTTTCCAACAATCGAATAAAATTATCATTTTGCAACAAACCATAATTGGTATAGTTGCGTCCAATCAAGGTCAATCCGGTGCTGGAATCAAGGGTGCCATCCAGTAGAGTTAGTAAAATATTGCCACTTGTTGTGTTTATTGTATAACTCATGATATTATCCTATGGTACTCAAATTGGTTAGCGTTTGAATTCTTACAGTATAATCAATTTGAATTAGTCGATTTAGTGATTTTTGTACTGGATGGAATACTACGTGCGTCAGCAACAACCCAGTTGATAGTAAGCCAACTGTGCCATCACTGCTACGTCCTCTAAGTCCTAGTTCATCAAATACGTATTCCCCATTTAGATTTGTACTATTGTCAAAGAATTGTTGTGCTGATGGCTCGCCGTAATCTAGCAAACAACTTACCAAAATGTCAGTATAAACTGTTCCCGGAATATGCGTTGCAGTCATGTAATTGTTAACTGGATCAGGGTTGGCAATACTGGTATTATCTATAATTTTGCTGTATGTTGGGTTGTACAAATTGGCGTTTTGTCCAGTTGTATTAGTTGGCAAATAGGTAATAATTCCCGTAGGATCCACGCTGGTTCCGCCGTTGCCAAAATTCATTTCATATATGAAATTCTGACTTTTGTTAGCAATACTGTTTGCCAATGCAACACTCATATTCTCATAGTGAATAGCATTACTTTTGTTTACTAGCACAACTGGTTTTTCTTTTTCTGTAACATCGGATATTTTGATATGTCCACGTACATAGATTCCAGTTGATTCGTTTGGTTGTTTGTTTTCCACGGTTTTTTCCTCGTTTTCCGACTTTGTGTTATTTATCACGGTTGATAGGCTCCCTCAGATGCTTTTAAGAATAAGGCTTGTTGTGTACTTTGTTGCGATAATGCTATACCATTTGACGCAGTTGTGCTACCTGATGAGTACCAAATGTTTCCATTTGTTACATAAGTTCCAGCCGGAACTGTAACTTGTCCATTATTATCAACAGAACCAATTATATAAGTATCAACAATGTAATTTTGTGTAACATTACCATTTATATACAATGGGCTTGAGGTGCTGTCAAATCCTACACCCAGCGTTACAGGAACTAGCAATGCCCAAGAACTTCCAGTCCAATAATACAATGTATTTGTTGTGGTATTCAACCACTGATCATTGACTTGCAGACTGGTTGCTGCACTTGTGTAATTTGCTAGCGGACCGTTAAATGCTACATTGGCATTTGCAGATATTGTTAGATTTGCAGAGTTATTGCTTTGTGAGGTAACATTAGCAAAATATGGAGCATACACATTAGATAATACTGTGTACACATTACTGTTGTACTGTATAATGCTTTCAACTGTAAATGTTGTGTTTGCAGTCCAAGTTGGGATCACAACATTGGGTCTTATTGTTGGGGTAGTTGATGATACTATACATAAGTTACCATCGTCGCCATTGGCGTCAAATCCAAGACTACTGTCAAATACTTCTGGTAAATTTGCCACAGTTCCTGCTGTAATAATAACTGGAATTACATTTGAATTTGTTACTGATTGCAATGCTCTTACCGTAACTGTATTATTAGTATTGCCGGCAAATTGATAAACTACGTTAGAAGTAATATTTGCAAAATAACTACCATAAACATTACCAATGGTTAACCAAGTATAAGTTGGTCCTGTTGAATTGTCGGTTAACAATGTTCCAACAGAATAAGCTGTATTTGGTTGCCAAGATGTTTTAATTGTTTGAACTTGTGTTAGTACGTCTCCGATATTTGCAGTAATAGGTTGTACTAACTTTAATCCATAAGTTACATATTGAGTGGATGTAAAAGTTTGACTGTATCTTAATTGATTGTTGCTAGTGCTTGTTCCTGGTATAATTTGAGTTCTACTAGCGTCAACAACTTCTGTTCCGGCAACGTGTCTAACTGCATTATTTCCAGTGAATGCAAAAATTAAATTGCCTGTAATACTTGCAAATCCCGAATCTGTTCCTGAACGAACCAGACTTAGATTTGATTGTATTCCTGCAAATGTGTTACCGTAAACATTTCCAGTTACTGTGTATATGTTACCTGCGTAGGTCAAATAAGAACTTATTGCAATATTGGCGTTATTTGGACTCCAAGACTGATTAAATCCATAGGTATTTCCTCGAGTAGCATACGTTGTTCCATTGTAATATACATAAGAATCTGTTGGATAGTTTGTGTACTGTTGCCAATTTGTAATATTAGTGCTGCTTGGCGCAGTTCCATCAACTGCTCTACGTATTTGTCCCAAAGTATTTGCAGTAATTGATGCTACATTTGATGCAATATTTGCAAAGCTATTAGCAAAAACATTTCCGTTAGTCAAGTACAATAAGTTAGCATAGGATATAACGCTAGATGAAGTTATTATAGTATTTGGAGTCCAAGGAATAGGAGTTTCATACGCAAAATTTCTATAGTAAGTTATTTTCTCGCCATTGATAAAAATCACACCCGGAATTGCCAATGTAATATCTGGTTGTGGTAATTTTGAAGCATCAGTGACTTGTATAAACTGATCGGTTAATAATAAATCATTGCTCAAAGTTGTTTGATTTTGGCCTATTCTATAGAAGTTATGATTTTGATTCATATCATCAAACAGTCTAAAAGCAATACCAGCACTGTCGTAAACTTCGATATCTATACTGTCAAATACTCGTCCAGGTATCATTTCTTCTGGAGCGTGACTGTTAAATGTATCATAATATCTACCACCATCAATTGTAATATCTCCGGGTGCGACGCCCAGTGCATCTGTGTAGGCGCTACTGATAATAGTATCGTAATTAGAGCTAGTATAAGTATTACCGTCAACTATTACTCCAGAATATACCAAATTTGGTTGTGAAATTGAAAGATCTATGTTTCCATTGTAAGCAACAATTCTATCATTGGCAGTATTAAAACTGCTAGAAGAAATAACATTAGCGCTTGTTGGGAAAGCCAAATTGCTTGTAATAGTAAAATTGTTAGTCAATTGATAGAAAATATTGTTGTTAACAACTATAGTATTGGCTGTAAGTACGTTGCCAACGTTGGCGCTGGTAATTGTATTCCAAAATACAAATGTATTTGAATTGGTGTAGTCAATTCTATCAAACTTCATTGTAGTCGAAAGACTTCTAACTACATTATGTCCTGTATTGTTGTCGGTAAACACATTTCGTAGCACTGGATAGGCAATAACACCACTACCAGTACCATTTAAAATAATTGTTGGCGTTGAAGTGTATCCTTGTCCCGGCGTTAGCATTGTGATACTTTTTATACCACCTGTGCTATTCAAGTTTGCTATCCCAGTAGCGCCGATTCCGCCACCACCTGTTATTATCACTAGTGGAGCAAATACAAATCCACTACCCGGATTGCCAATTACAACATCGACAACTCCATATCCATAATTATCTTTCCATTGTGCATAAACTCCTGATTGCAATATAGTAGCATCATATGGTTGTGTACCTGTTGGGCTACGATAAACGCCTAGAGTAGCGTCCCAATATGGTGGTAAGTCAAAATCGGTTATGTCGCCACTGTAACTATCGTTTCCAACATAATCAACAACAAACTCTCTAACTATGGTTCTATAAGGCTTAACTTCGTTGATATAATCTAAATAGAAGTTTTGGTTGTCTGGCACATAACTTGGAAATTCTTCAAGTTTACGAATTGCCTGCGTTGCGCTAATGAAACTGGTTTTAAATACCCAATCAAGATTTTTTTGCTCGGTCAGGATATATTTCACCATTGCAAAAAATATAGTATTATACTCAGCAGACAAGTCATTGACAAATATATCAGTTTGCATTGCTAACAATATTTGTCGTAGTTCTAAATTGGGTATTGTGCCTGTACTAATCTGTATAGTACCGTTTTGAATACCTACTAGGTTTTTGTTCAAATTACTATCAATATAGTAAACAACAAAATTGTTATTGCCAGCATTTAGAACTTTTGCGTAAGTATTGGCCACTAGTGTTTGCTTGCCTAGTTCTAATAGGTTTGCTACCGTTAGATTTGGGGTAGTAGTTGGATCATAATTGCTATCATACCAATCAATATAATTCCAGTATAAACTAGTCTTATAGGATTGTGTAGATATCAAGCTCCAATCAGTTGATAACACGCCTGTGTTTGTTTGAGCTATAAAAGAGTAAATTGCCCATTTGCCCATTTGCGAGCTATCTGACAATACTAGCACTCGTTGACCAGTAGTTAAATTACCATTTTCAATGTAGCCTAAATCATCAAGTGTATTAACAACTAGTGAATATGCTCCGGATCCTGCTGCAGGTACTGGTTGTTGGCTATTTAATAATGTAAGAGACTTTCTCTCTACAATTGGATAATTCATTAGATAATTATTAACCAATGAAAGATAATTAGCCAATGCCAATGTTGGATTTATAAACATTGTTTGTATAGGTCTATTACCGATACCATAACGTTGACTTGGAATCAATGAAGTATCAGGGACTGAGTTGCCTTTTGCATCAATTCCCGACAAACTATCAATTAATTTGTTTAGTATTTGTGTTGGAATTTCGCTTGAGGGATTTCCTTCTTGTACCAATGCGTACTCATTGTGTATTACAATTGGCTCTGGTGCTTTGCTTCCCAATTGTAATACGGTACTTTGCCCAACAAGCAATCCTTTTACATTGTACAATGCTATTGCATCATTACGTAGTACTGTAGCATAAGGAATACCTTGGCTTTGAGGATTATTAATTCCTTCAGCAATACTCAATACACTATTAGACTTACCGGGCGCTATTGTGTCAATTCCGCTTACCCAGAAATAGTATTTTAAGTGTACTGCTCCGCTAGCAGTTACATATCCGTATGTGCTATACGCACTATCATCTTGAACCATTGGTGTCCCTGGCAGTCCACTTGCTACATATTTGCTAGGCAGTACAGTACTCTCTATCCATTGATAAATTGACACTTGGCTTCCTGGGAATTGTGCGCCCCAATTATTAAGTCTGTATATCAGTGAGTCTTGCTCGTAATCAATAAATCTAATTGCGCTCAAATCCCACCAAATTGCACCAACTTGACTTGGTCCCCAATGTAGGTCTGGGAATAGGGTTCCTGTGCCATGATTGTATCTAGCAGGATCATTTTCAAGTTTAAAATCAATATCATTGTCAAATTGACTTAGTACTTTTCCTTTTGCAGGATCAATGAAATCTAAGGCTGCTAGTATTGTATTATTAACTTTGTTGTATAAGAATGTTCTACTAATACTATTAATGTCAACTTGAGGAGTTTGTTTTCTAGTCAAAGTCCATGCAGTTTCTTGTGAGGGATTTGAAAATACATACGCAAGTCCTGCATTATTCAATGATCCAGGAGCACCGGCTACTGCAACTGATCTTGTTACATCAACTGAATATCCAAAATTATCATTTGAACTTAGTGATGTTTCTAATTCTTGAGAGAACAAGTATGTGCCAATGTTGTTACCAATTGAAGTATCAATTAGTGATTCAAACATATATACAGCTCCGCTATTGGCAATATAGTCAATAAATTTAGTTGTACTTGAATCGATTACCAATGCCAAGTTATCAAACGTTGTAAATTCTTCTGCAGGAGATCCAACGCTACCAACCGATAAAACTTGTGCATCACTGCTGACCCCTATGCTTGCTCCAAAATTTTCTCCGGTATCCATGTAAGGATGAGCAATAACTTGTGTTCTAGTATACGTTCCGCTTGAATTGATCCAGCGCTCAACTACACCATTTTGGAATCCACTAGCAGTTGATCCAGGAACGCCCACAAACAAGTTTCCGCCAGTACCATCTACTGCAAAGCCTGTACCAAATTGTGCGCCTTGATTATTGTGTAAACTAGTCAATGTCTGCGCCAATGTAAATGCATTTGCGGTACGAGAGTAAACATATACGTTTCCTGCTTGAGTATTACCATTTGTGGCTGTTGGGGCACTGATGAATACTTGAGAGCCATTGTTATTTGTTTTTATTACACTACCAAATGCTCCCGACACTCCTGATATAGTAGTAACATAAGAATATGTTACGTTGGCCCAACTTGGATTTTGTGCAAAGTAAACATTTGCAGTATTGGCTCCAGGTGTGCCTACATATAGATAGTGTTGGTCTCCGCTTAGTGCAACTGAATTACCAAAATTACCTGCTCCTTTTATTGTTTGTACAAGGCTAGTAGTGTTACCGTTAAAATAAACATTTACGTTTCCGCTTACTGGCGCAGATACTACCAAAATGTTTCCAGAACTGTCAATGCTAGTACCAAAACTTGTGCCACTGTTAGTTATCACCTGTGACGCTTGGTATGAACCGTTAACCATTGTTAGTGCTTGTACTTGCTTTGCCCCTGGGTTACCTACATAAACAACACCAGTGGTGTTATTAATTTTTACACTTGTCCCATATTTGTTGTTTGAAACATTACCAAGGAAGGCGCTTGATTTCACAACAGAATTACCAGCCCAAGGATTGTTAAAGGTATATACTCCCCATCCGTTTGTTGTTGCAGAATCTATCCATACGTGATCGTTTGATAACCATCCATTAACTGGAATCGTTGCTGAGACTAGACTAGATACTGTTGAGTATCTTGCAGAATTTAAACTGTATATAATACCATTGCCGTTTAAAGATAATACTCGTATTAGGTGTTTTAATACATTGGCATTGTTTATACTGATAATGACGCTTGTAGAATTTGGTACTGAAACTATTTGATAGATATTATCAATGCCGTTACCAAAATTCTTAACAACCATTAAGTCTCCGGCAACAAAAGAATGTGGGCCATTTAAGTATAATTGGGCATTTGTATCTAGTATGTATGTAACTTTAGTGGCTACTAGTTTAGTACTACCGGCTCGCAATATATCCCATTGGCCTAGATAATTTTTAGCCAACCATATTTTATCACCAATAGAAATACTAGCGACATTATCTTGGTATTCAGCAATATCAAATATAAGGTGATCAGCATCTTGTAAATTAACGTAGCCAACATCGGGCAAGTCGGTGGCATATTGATCAACTGTTCGATTATTATAAATTGTAGTTGATGTGCTAGATAAGTTACTTGCATTGTATATGTTTGCCAGGGTTAAATTAGCAATAATATTTGCAGTACTGTATGTGTTAGTAAGCAAAAATGATACTGGATTGGTTGTGAATACTGATTGATCTAGTATAAATTCTTTAAAGATATTTGAATTTATTCCGCCGTAACGCCCAACTTGAAACGCCCATTCTTCATAAACATTGACATTTCCTTGAACATTATCAAATTGCGCTTTAGTTAACGCATTCACAGAATTCATTGTTCCTTTTTGTTTAATGAATCCTTGATAGAATTTTGTCTGCGTTGGAATTGACAATCCAAGATCAGTTAAATAGCTGCGCTCTCTAAATCCAATTAAACCAGCGCTGTACAGTTGTAAATCTTCTTCTAGTGGTGGTTTATCAACATCATAAATGTTGATGAATTTTTGTGCGTTATGTCCAAAGTTTGGCAACAATCCAGTTTGAATATTGGATTGGTTTATCTGAGTCCAGGATATAGGATTAAACGTTTGAGTTGCCGGAATGTCTTGTGTGGTTGTATAATAAAATCCATTGTAAGTTACAATATCGCCGGTTCGATAATCCGTTCCCGAAAACCAGGATGCAATTGCAGGATCGTTGTATACATACCCCGGTGCGCTAAGTGCTCCGTTCCAGTCTCCAGTTTTGGATCCAGATAATTTTAATCTATATTGTCGAGTGCCAGATTCTGGAATATAAAGAATATCGCCAAAATCATCTACATTATCAAAAACCAATACATGTTCAAATTGAACCAAATTTAATTTTGCATAAGCGATGCCAGTGCCATCAATTGTGCTTACTACAAATTCGTTCGCAATACCAGCTGACTGTAATCGTTGAATATCAAAATTATTACTCTTAATAGGTAAGAAATTTTGATCTAATAATTTATTGCCGTTAGCAACGTTGGTAACTTCATCAACTGTTGATTGCACTGATACCATTTTCAAAGTTGTTGATACTGGATTTAGCACAATCACTGTGCCCGAGCCCCATCCTTGTTGTGCCCAATAAATTAGTTCACGTACACTTAATTTCCAATCTTGTGTTGTACCAAGGTCTGTGTTAAATGTATCAAATACAAATCCACCAGCTCGTGTCAAGTATCGTTGATAACTAATTAAAAAATCAGCTGTTTGTTGTAGAGTAAAAATTGTACCGTAAGGTATTTTTGCAACTGCATTAACATGTTCGTTGTATAATGTAATTGACGTTTGATTTACAGTTACCGTCTCAGTATTGTTATTGACCAAACTTGGTATTATTGTAAAGAAAGGATTTGTTGGGCTGTATCCCGACACCGAGTAGCCGGATTCAGTTTTTGTTACAACAACTGCACTATATTCTGCATTTTGAATTGGGATTGATTTGTTTAAATAAACATTCCAATTTTCTGATGGAATTATTACGCTAGAGTTTGTAGACCCTGGGGTTGTTTGTTCTGCGTATACTGTCAATAAGTTTTGGCTAGTAAATCCAGCCAATTTATAAGTTAACTGTACTGACAAATTAGTAAAGTACTCAGTGAGTATGGTAACTGGATTCATACCAAGATTTTTAATATTGTCGCCAATCCAGTTAATATATCCACTGGTACGTTGTGTTGTGCCCGACGCCGTATTGCCATTTATTTTTAATATAGCGGGAGTAATTTTTTCGTTTGAAATCGTGCCGAATTGTCCAGTTACTGGATTAGAATAAAAACTACTTGTATCAAGTTGAGTACTAAAATACATTGCTGGCTTAGCAATAGCAAGTGCCAATTGAACTCCGTATGCATAATCACTGCTACGTCTCCAAGCAGTCTCCACAGGGCCTTGTTGTCCCGGGGCATAACTATTTGACGCATTTGCGTAATTTGCTTTAGAAAATAATGGTATATCTGCAGGGGATAATAAATTGCCAATTGAATCAACTGGAATAAAACCAGTTAGTCCCGGACGAGCAAATTTAGTATTAGTACCAGGTGTGCCGTTATTCCAAATATAACCAGCTTCTAGATCACTCCATAATAGTGTATTGCCAGAAGTGTATGGTGCAGGGCCATAACGTGTTTCCCACCAACTTGGCATACTACTAAAGCCTAACATTCTCCATGGGGTTAAATTAGGGGTGTCAGTATCAAACCAATAGTTATAAATTGCACGCCAGTTACCTTGCAAAAATGAATTATCTACAACATCTGGGAACTTGCTATAGTTCCAGGTCCATGGATTGTTTGCATCGTAATAACTGTTAGTAGTGTAATCTACTTTGTTTGCTCCTACCCAAGCAAGGAAACTTTGTCCCAAAATTTGATTATATTCTTGTAGTGAATAATCAGTTGTTTTAAAACGGCCCGGAACAAAATCAGATAAGTTAATTTGATTCTTACTGTAATCTGCTTTGATATTGTTATAAATTCTTAGTTCTAGCTCTAATAAGAGTTGATCTCTAAAATCCCCAAATGCTGGAGTGATACTGCCATCGTGTCCTTGTATTACACTAATTGGTGTTTGATAAGTATTATCTACATAAATGCTTGGAGTAAATTTTGGGTATAGTCCTAGTTTAGTAGGCGTCTCGGGAATATAATTGCCGTCAGTATTTGAATAGTCTCTTATTAAGATAGTATCGCCAACAGAGAAAGGTATCGAGAATATTATTGCAGGTACTAATTGACTAAAAGTATAGTCCGTTCCCAGTGTACGTTGTACACCATTGACCCACACCAGCACAGCTCTATTGCTTAGTTCTGCATTATTAAATATAGAATTTATTTCGTAATTGGTTTGTCTTGCATTAACTACAGTATATGTAATTGAGGTAAAATCACTACCTTGCGGTACCATATCACTATAATACCAAGGAAAACTACTATTTTTAATGGCGTTTATATTTTGCAATATAGTATCAACGCTACCAATTGAATCATTATAATTCAACCCACGTAGAGAATTACAAAGAGATAAAAATTTATTTTTAAATTTTGTATATTCTTTTCTTGCTAGTGAAATACTGTCAACAAAGTTGGCGGTGCTATTATTTAAAAATGCCATTGAATAGATTAATGGCGCTTGGTGTTGTATTATTGTTCCACCTTGTTGTTTAAGATTGTTATCTTGAACAGGAATAGAATTTACGCTTGTATTTTCTATTAATTTATTATAGTGTGTTCTTATTTGTCCTAGTGTAATAGAGCCAAAATTTTGGTTTAATGGATTTAGGTTTAAATTATCAGGTATTTGATAAAATCTAGTTAGACCCGGAACATCGCTAAACACCAATACGTCAATTTTATCATTGATTTTTGGAAGTGCTGATAGCGCAACAACATTGTAAACACCATATTGAATTATTTGATAATCAACATTTATAGTCAATAAAGAGTTATTTAAATATACTTTACAGTAGGGAATAGTTTGTTGTGCTTTTGGCAAAACGTCAATTTGAACAAATGCTGTCTCAACGCCATTAACTGATATAACACGTCCGTCGTAGAATTTTGTAAACTGTTGATACTGTTCTGTAGGGTTTATATTTTCTACCCAATCATTTAATTTGACTGCGGTGCCATTGTTATTTTGTACCAAGTAACCAGTATTAATATTAACAGTGCCACTGGTGGTGGTAAATGTATCAGTATCGTAATAATTAGAGAAAACAATATCGCCAATATTATTAAAATTTTGATAGGTTAAAGTAAATCCCAATATAGTATCATTGAGACTGGTATTTGAGTTGTATCCTGAATATCCAAAGAAGTAAGTTCCAACAAAGTTGGTACCCGGGTATACTGTTGAGTCACTAAAACTATAGCCATTGGCATCAACTATGTCAAACAATGGAGGTTGATTTACTTTTGTTTTGGTTTGTGTTGGGAGCCAGCTGGTTCCGTTAAAGTAATAAGTTATACCTGCGTGATTACCAGTAGTAGGTGTAACTGTCATGCCAGCCTCTGGAGTAATTCCAGTGTCAACTAGCACAATGTAATTTTTACTTAGAATATTTTGAATTTGTATTTGATAAATGTGATTAGTTACATTAGTATCATAGTCATTGGTAAAAAGTACAGTTTGTCCGTTAGTAACTGTGGTTCCATCAATTGTTGCCGTTATTTGTCCTTCAACATTAACAAAAGCATCAGTGGCGTCAAAACTAACAATGTTAATACCAGGCAGCACTTGGTTGCCAAAATTAAACAATTGTAAATTAGGTTCAAATTCAATAATTGGTCTACGTGCAACTAGGCCGCTTCCGTAATTTGCAGAAGTGTTATTGTATTTTGCAGTGGCTAAAATAACATCCTTATGGAACCAACGATTGTATCGTGTCCATGGATTTAAATCTTGGCTTCCACGATTAATTGTAATATAGTCTGGGGTTGTTTCGATATCATCGCCATAACTTTCTGGAATTACCAAGTCTGTTACTGCGGTTAAAGTAATTGAAGCACCAACACCTTCTATATAGTATTCTTTATTTGCATAAGAACTTGGAGTTATATACGAGTCAAATTTAATTTTTAATCCGTTGGTTGCAATAACGCCATTAGGGCTGGTATATCCAACTTTACCTAATATGTCATTGTTGACATCAATAGTTGAACTTTGATTGTCAACTAATTTTATAACGCCAACAAAGTCTGGATTACTGCTATCTTGATAGTAAAGATAATCAAGATTGGCAGTTATAGCTGGTACTTGTTGAAATTGATAATTATTGTTTACCCAAAACTCATTACTTGCATAGGTATTGCCAGATGTAATAAAAACTTTAGTTGATGGGGTAGGCGCAGCTGATGGAGATATTTGAATTAAAGAATCTCCATTGCTTGTTGGTACTAGTGCAATTTTCCAAGCATTAGTTCTTGTTGTTGAATTAATAACAGTGCCTGGATTAATTGTTATCGTATTGCTGATTCCATTAGGAATTGCTGGTGTAGTCCAAAAAGTTGCATCTGATGCATTGTTAACAAAAACAAAAGTCTTGTTATTTAATTGGCTTGTAATACCATCTAGTCCTTGAGGAAAATTGGTTAAGAATGTACTTAATAATTGATTTTGTATGTCAGTATAGTTAAATTCAACTGCTGCAGATACATTAGATGCATTAAGTGCAAATTTCATCTGTGAATAAAAGTCTTGAGCATTTGCCAATGGCACTTGGAATGTAATTGTGCCATTATCAGTTCCGTTGTTTCTAACTCCAAAAACTTGTCTAGTAGAAACTGTTGCTATATTTTTATTTGTGCCGCTTACTCCAGACTCTGTTTGTAGCCAAAAGTTATATCCAGGTTGGCTAACTGCAAAAGTATATGTTCCGCCTCGAGCCAGAGTTAATGGTAAGTTGGGATGGTTGCCAACTCCGCTGAAGGTGTATCCATTAATATTTGTGTTTCTTGAAACAGTATAATTTGCTTGATACGGGGTTTGATTTGCGTATACTGCAACAGATGTAGGGTTGCCATCAGCGTCCATTGGACCATTGGGTAACCAATAGTAATCGTAGTACCTTACAAATTTGTCATAGTCAAAATGCCCATCATAACTGTATGCTTGGTTTTCAAATAAGCGTTGGTGATTATTGGCAAACCCATTGTTATTGGCAATATTGTTTAATAGATCAATATAGTCGGTTGTGAATTCTATATTGCCATTATTATCTTTTATTACTACTCCGGGCTCAAGTTGATAATTTCGTCTGGTTGCTGTTGGCTCAGGAATATAGTTATCGCCCTGTTTATAAGTAGGGGCAAATGTTCTACCAATATATCCATTTAATGGTATATCATTTGCGTCAGTGGTTAATTGGTCAAGTGTTGCTCCGAAGAATTTTTTATTCGTTGGACTTTGAAATACTGTAGGTAAAAAATTAGTACTAGGGTTTTTACTCATTAAAATGTTCCTACTAGTGTGTTGCCAAGATTCAATTGTGCAGCTGTTACAGCTGAAACTATTTGGATATTATTTACAGTGGCGCAACTTGTTATTATTTCCCAAGGCTCACTGTTTATTTGGAAATAATTTCCAAATACAAATTCTGTGCTTGTTGGTACAATCACGACACTGGCAATATTAGGCGCCAGTGTCGAGTGCAGGTATGCTGCCAATTCACTGAAGTAAAAAGTATCTCCAAAGTCCCAATTGCTAATGCTAAAATAATTATTAATGGCTGCAAGTACTTGTGTTTTTACTTCGTTTTCGGTTATAGCCACTGCTGGATTAATAACAACTTGAAAGTTTGCCTGAAGATTTGGATCTGCATTTGTCCCGAATAATGGTTTAAATTGTGCTGGGTTGTAAACAATACTATCGCTTATAGCTTTGTAATTATCTAATCCGCTATACTCAATTTCTAAACTACTTGAAGTTGGTAAAGCAGGTTTTGCCACCTTGCCAGTTGTATCTCTCACCCAATTGATATATGCAGTTGAATAAGATGAAGTCAAGATATACAAATCAATGATATTAACTGGTGTGGGATCTATTCTACTTCTTGCAGGAGTATTGTGTTTGTATTGGAAATATAAACTATTTCTTGTTACAGAACTGCCGCTAGTTGGTACATTGCCAGTTATTGTATAAAATAAATCTGGGTTGTCAGGAATTCCTGCAACTTGTGTTGTTGGGAAAGTTACTAGTATTTGTGAATCATCTATATATCCATCAGTGGAGGTAACTGTATTATAAATTTTCCAAGTGACATCTTGTCCTAATGCTACGTTGGCATTGGGTTGCGGGTTTATGCTCAATATTTTTATTGAGTCTGTAACAGTATTGCCTGTGGTACTATTATATACTCGAACTGTTGGATCAAAGAAAAATACAGTTTCCCCGGCACTGCTAAAAGTATATTTTATTGTTTTATAAGATACAGTATATAAACCTTGATTGTATGTAAATTTTATCATCCAATTATTGCTACTGCCAATCATTGAAGGGGTTATATAGTTCCAAATTTGGTTAACTTGGTCGTAATATAATCCAAAATTAACATTAGTTTGGATGTAACCAATGATTTGTGTAATCACTGATGATGTTAATGTGGTTTTATATGGTGGTATGATAGATTCTAATACTGCGCCACTAGGAACAACTGTGCCAAGTGTGACTAGGCTTGGGGTAGTAATACTGCTATTTAAAATTGTGCTGGCCACAGAAGCATAGCTACTTACATTATTAGCAATAAATTGTAAACTGGCCCCGGGGGCTACATATTGTAAATTACCACTTATTCCAGCGCCAATTTGTTGTGTATTTCCAAGTAACTGCAAGTATCCAGAACTGCTAGATGTTGTAACTGATGCTTGAGCAAACTGTATATTTGCTGTTGGTGTTGCAAGTCTAGGAAATGTAGCGTAATAATAATTCTGCATTTCTGTAGAATCAATTATTGGAATTATTTGATTGTATATTGCATTGTAAATATCGTTAGTGGTTAAAAACGTAAACGAAGTTGATGCTACATTATTATTTGCAGTTATAGCACCATCGTCACAAAAGATATTGGTACTGCTAAAACTGCCAGTTGGATCTAGAGCATCCAAATACATACTTACACCACTGCTAGTACGATTTACCGCTTTAATTTTTTGTATTCCAGGAAAAGTTGTTTGTGGGAAGATGTTATAGTCTTCGCCATTGATCATGCGATTTTGTGTGTAGTATTGTTGCGGTGCACTAGTTTTTATACTTGACGAACTAGGTGCTGCATTGGCGTTAGTCACTGTGTACTTTAAGCTGGCAACAATAGTTAAAGTTTCTAAAGTATTGTTTGCACTTACATAAACCAAAGGAATTGCAACTGATGCCAAATCGCTTGGGGAAATTGTATAAGTTAACCCATTGGCAGTTCTGTAATAAAATACAAATGATCCTTGAGGAATGTTGGCAAAACTTCCGTCACCAAATACTAAATTAACTTGATCATTGCTTAATGTATTAACTTGGTAAAGATTTTTTTCTGTTAGATTATTAAAAATAACATTAATGCCAGGTAAGGCTGGCACTTGCGTCCATTTAGTAGTTGGGGCTCCGGTAACATTTGTTGCATACAACCACTGATCTCCGTTAACAATATTGTTGGTCCCTACTGTTACATAATTATTTGGTACGGAGTTTTGAACTGTAAATGTTGTGGCATTTAACGCACCCTGTTTAAAGTATACAAAAAATCCAGTATTGTTACTACCATTACCATTATTATCGTTTTGATATAGAATATTGAACTCGCCAACTTTTGTTGGATCATCTTCATAGATATAACTTTGTCCAACTGTAGTTGCGCTTACTGCTTCGAATGGCATTGATACACCATTTATGGTACTAGTAAATTTTGCAACTGGAATGATGGTATTGGTTAAATTTATAGTGTATTCGTCGGTTTGTATTCCGTTGATTTCTTGACTGTTTCCTGGCTTACCAATACTCTCACCAACAACCAATGCTGCATTAAGAATTGTTGTAAATTGCTCTAGCCAATTATCATTGGTAAGATCGTTCCAGTTTATAGTGGCATTGGCTAGATTGATGCCGTTACTGTCAGTGATAGATTGTGTGGTTCTGATACTGTCAATTTTTAAAACCCCGCTGGCTGCAACGTTTCTTTGAGGATTATAGCTCAACATACGTGCAAGTTTTAGAATACTGTCACGACGTTGTGCAGTATCAATAAAGTTTTCACGTGCGTTTAAATCTGTGCGGAAACTAAGACTTTGGCCCAAAAAACTAATCATGTCAATGATTGCAATAAATTCACTGCTTTCAATGAAGTCATTGAAAGTTTCAGGATAGTAAGTCCGAATATAATTTATCATTGTGTTACGAATTGTTTCAAAATCGTAACTGGTGAAGTCAGCGTTAGTGAATGTTTGATAAATTTTGGTCCAGTCTTGTTGAACAAGAAGACCAGTTTGACGTGTTGTTTGAGCCATATTTCTTACCTATATCTAGTATTTATTACAATAATAATATGGGTAGTTAATTGGTAGACAACGATTTACTGTTTTGGTCAAAATTCAAATTGAGTGTATTTACTTGATTGGTATTTACATAGCTTAGGGTCAGCTGAATCAAAAATCCAGTGTCCTGTTGAGTAACTAAAACTTGTCCTACTTTAAGTCTAGGATCATACCCAACAATTCGTTGAATATCTTGTTGAATTATCTGTCTAGTGCTTTCATCCAATGGTTCAAATAGCATATCCCAAATAACTGTGCCAAAATTTGGTTGCATTAGTTTTTGGCCCTTACGGATATTAAAATAATTAATCAAATCTTGTTGTGCCAATTGAAAATCAGTCAAAGTGAATTTCTTTGGGTCTACTAGTGTGCTAAAACCTTTATATATACTCATGTTGTATTTATTGGCTTAAAACTGTGATTGCGTATCGGCCAGAATTAAATGCATTTGCCCCAGTGCCAATATTGTAGTATCTCCAAGCATAAGCCCCGATCCCGGTAGCATTATTATAACTAGGAGGGGCACCAACTCCCAAATTCCAAGCCACATAGATCATTCCTGCAATTATGTCCGGAGTATCGGCACTATCAATTGCCCCATTATTAAGCAATCCATTATAAAGATCAAAGATATATTGGTAGGCTAAATGGCCTTGAGCTAGGTTATTTGTCAAGAATCCATTGATATTTTGTATGTTGTAAAGATAATTTGCATAAGAATTGGCGCTATTTCGTACTAGTACTTGGCGCCAACAATTGCGGTAATTTACGCAATTTGTCCCGTATTGTGCATTTGATCCTGTAGCCAATAATCCATAATTTTCCAATAATTGCGTACTAATCTGGTATGCTCCAAGAGCATTATTGTTGCCGATCAACATGTAATTCCAAAGGCTTTGGTCATAGGCAATTTCTGCTTGAAGATTGCGTATTTGTGTTGCAGTCAAAGTACTTATTGTAGCCCAAGTCGGGGGAGTGGCGGGCATCAATGCTTTGCCAAGCCAACTAATTGGCAAGGGGTTGGTAATTGGTAATCCAGTAGCTGATAATATTCCAAGTGATGTTGTCATAATTAGCCGTCGTTAGTTGGTGGGGTAGTGTTTGCGTTGTTGTTGTTTGCGTTGTTGTTTGGCGCAACAGCATTACTAGCAGCGTTACCGGCAGCATTACCTGCTGATGAAGCAGCTGCATTGATTGCTGCAACTGCTGCCCCGGCGGCTTTAGACACTGGAGTTTCGCCAGGCGTTTGTCCTCTAATCCACGGTTCGTGTCCTGGTGTTACTGTACAAATTGTCAATAACGCTTTACTGTTTGCTACCCAATTGGTTCCGTTGAATGAGGGCACTAGTGTTGATTTTGTTTTTGCAGTTCCTGGGGCGCCGCCTATTAGGCTGGTAGCAGCACCTAGTGCCGCAGAGCCCAGGCCACCACTTATGTTAATTAATCCCCCGCTGATATTTGTTAAGCCTCCGCTTAGACTAGCAATTGCTGTGCCTTTAACTGATGCCGAAGTTCCGCTCATACTTGCTGATCCACCGGCTTTTATTGAAGCCGAGGAACTGGCGCTAACTGAAAAACTGCCTTGTGTAGTCATCATGATTGCGGTTGATGCATTCATTACAATTTCAGGGCTATCCATTAATATTGCGCTATCACTACATAAATTCATTGGTCCTTCAGTGCGAACATTAAATCCAGCCAATCCATATATGTTAATAGCCCCGTCGGCGCTAAATTCTAACCATTGTCGTCCGCTATCACTAGCGATGTACAAAATATGCTCGGTGTCGTTCATGAGAATTTGATGCCCGCCACTGGTGCGTAATCGTATTAACTGATCTGTGCCTTCACTTACATTGTCTGCATTAGATGCTCCATCGTCCATGACAAAAGTATGTCCGCCTTTGCGATAAAATACTGCTTGCGTATCTGCAGCCACTTGATCTGTCTTGGTTGCTTTTCTTCCGGGAGTGCTAATTCCATATACGTTACTTGGTACTTCTCTGCTACTGCTGGAACTGATTGCACCACGTATGGGATCTTGATCTAGTCCCTGTGTGACTAACACCATGGTTTGATACTCGTGCGGATATCTGCCAGCATCAGTTATACCAGTTGAAGTCCACAATGTGGGATCTGACGTATCTGCTTCAACTACTGGTAGTACACTAGCACTGTTGATATAAGTGTCAATTGCGTCAGATGGGTCAAGAGTACCATTGGCTCCGCCAATGTTTCTACCAATAGCTGGCACCATATGATGACTTGGGGTATTAACTACACATCCAAACCAATAGCCTCTGTTTTTCTGTCCGCCAACAAATGTACACATGACTTGAGTGCCGATGTCCGGAGGGACAAACCACATGCCATAACTTTGTCCAGCTGTTGCTGGTGTATTGGGCGCTAGTCCTGAGTCTGTGCCGAATGTTTGTCCAAAGAAGGGACTGCAATATGTTACCGTCGGCAAGTCATCAATTTGATATCCTTGATCGCTGGGGTTTATTTTTCCTTGCAGTTCAGGTATTTCAACTTTGAGTTGTCCCATTCTACTGCCTTCCACGTATCCGCGAACAATTCCTATATACGGACCTGGATCAATTAATTGGCCGCCATTTTTGCTAGTGGCCTGCAATGCGACATCAGCGCCGGATCTTTGTGAATCACTTGTTGCCATTATTGATTATTCCTTAGGGTCGGGTTGTTGAGTTATTAACACTAGTCTGATTACTTTGAGATGTTGCTGCAGAATCTCCAGCAACCTTTGCTGCAGAGTTGTTTATATTTGTGGCTGGACTAACTTGTGTAGGCGAGCCCTCTCTTTGAGAAGTTTGGTACCTAGCAACAGCATCGTTTATATCTTGATTCATGTTTCTGTATAAATTTAAAACTTGTTCAAGTTTGCCGTTGCTAAATTCGTTTTTGATCGTAGCAATTTTATATAAGCCGCTAAACAGTGAAGCTTGTGCCAAACTAGGGTTGGGGAACATAAATCCTTGATTAGCGCCCGGTACATCTGCATCAATGTCGTATATTGTGTTTACGTTAACTTGCACATATACTTCCCCAGTATCTGTTCTATAGTGTCCGTATTTGTTTGCAAAGTCACTTTGACTCATTGAGTTCCAACTGTTATAATCTCCCTTGGCTGTGGGATCTGGACCATAATACCAATCATCTTGTTTGATTAGTGTGGGGTCTCCGACTATACGCAGTTCCAAAGTTATCATGTCACCTTTGCTATCAGTGTAAGTTGAATTGATTACTTGGGCAGCTGTTATTGCTGCCGGACGTGTTTCTTTGTTATATCCTGTTGACCAACTTGGAACGTTATTTAAAATTCGATATCTTAATGGCGTTAAGTTTGATGATTGTGCAGCAGCCACTGCTGGTATTAGTCCACCAATGGTGCCTATTCCCAGTAAAGGAATGTTTATATTTTGTTCTATAAAATCAGTTGATGTACTTTTTGTGGGAGTGACTGCGCTTATCAAAGTATTGTAAGCCATTACTGCTGTATAAAATGTTGTATTGAAAGCAAGTTTAAAATCAATTACGTCAACATTATGTCCTGTATAAAGATAATCATATTGTTTGACCTTGAAATCTGTAGGATCCATAAACAATGGCATGTTGGGATCTTTTCCATCCCAAGTTGGGTACTGATGTATATAATAGGTAACCGCTTGGGGATAACAATTTCGATAGGTGTCAAATACTGCCGCGGAGCCTGACGCAGTGGTGCCACCCGATGCAGTAGTATATTGGGTTTTAACTTGAGTTTTAAAAATATTAAAAATGGTAGTTTGATTGCTGGTAGAATTGGTTGTTGCCGAGCCTACACCTTGAAGGTTAATAAAATAATCACTATGTGCCATTATACCTTCAATAATATTAACAATCGGGGTGCCACGACTGATTTTAAATGTTTGCTTGGTAAAGTCCATGGTTATTCCAGTTAAGTCAGCATCTTGTAAACTTAACTGTGTTTGATCAACTATATTACCAGTACCTATTCCAGGATCTAGTACAAATTTATAACTATCAGGATATTGTAGAACAATTCCACCAGTGCTATTTCCATATGCCGATAGTTGGCTCCAATAGTAGTTTAATTTTTTTGCGAATTCTGTAAAGAACTCATTAACAGTGCCAGCAGTAACACTAATATCTACAGGGATTTTTCCAAGCTCATCAAAATGTGCAATATGCCCAGCAGCACAATACTGCACTTTGTATTCGGTTCCTTTTGTGCCGGCGTCAATATCTATGCTTAATAACCTAATAGGAAAACGCTTTCTATAAATTGCAGTTTTTGAGCCGGGCACTGGATTATTGTTATCATCATATCCAACAAAATTACATTCTAACATATAAGGACGTTGTAGATAATTTTGTGGTTCTCCAGGATTTAACACATATCCGGCTTTTACCAATACGTCGATTAGACTAATACCATATGGTTCTTGTATAACCATACTGCCTTCTATTAGATTTGAGCTTTTAGTACGAGTATTGGGAGTTAGTAAAGTTTCAAATTCTACACTGTCAATGATATAATCATATGGAACTCCGGGTAAGCGTCGATCGGGATAGAGTCCGCTATCTTCGGCAACTACATAACTAAGCCCCACTGTAGGATTCCAATTGTTAGCTTCTTCTATAGATCCTATACTGGTTAATTCATTATAATCATTTATATCCAACCACCATAAAGTCCAAGTATAAGTCCACGATGCAAAGGCATGCATGGGATTGGGTGCGACAGTACAGGTTGCTGGTATTTTAACCCCAGTGATAACCACGTCTGGTAATATTGTTGTATCCATATGCTTATAACTTCAATGCGGTTTTAACTGTTGCTAGTGCTGGTACAAATATAATTACACCAGTTTTAAAATCCATTAATGGATCTATTAGAATGTCTGGATTACGCACAGCAAATACCCACCAAAGATTGCTGTCTTTATACATGTCATATGCTAATAGATCTGGGCGTTGATTATATGGTGCGTCAATTTGATATATCGCGTCTGTTACTGCCGAAGCAATAGTTTTTCCGGCCCATACGTCTAAGAATTGACCCCAAAATTGTGTACCATGATATGGGCTTGTGGTGCTATAAGTTGTTGTGGTAGCCATTATAGGAATCCGCCTTGTTTAAAGTTGCTGGCCCAACGAGCAGATTGGCTTGCCCCCATTGCAGTTGCTGGCAGGCCAGAGCCCACAGGATTAATTAATGCTCCTGCTGCAAAGTCCTGTAAACTGAATCCTTGACTTTGGGCTAGTCTACTGTACACTGGTTGCACCGTAACAGTTACTGTGCTTGACGTTGGCAGACGTGTGCTATTATTTCTATAAGCAGTAAATTGAGGATTATATGGTGCACCCTGTGTTGCTGCTGGTTCGGGAATATCCATATAGTCTACATCGGCTGGCATAGTATGACTAAAACTTGTTACTACACAAGGTACGTTAGGCAAATAATATTGTCCATAACCGTTTAGGTATAGCAATGGTGGGGGATTTCCTGCTTCTGGATCGTTACCAAAAAACATTTTTGTACAAGCCCTAAAAAAGTAAATTGTAGCCAACAAATATTGTCCTTCATTTACGTTTTGTACTGTAAACTCTCCCGAGATTGAAATTGGTTCAACGCTACTATTTTCATAATAATATTGCGTATAGTTATTGTGTGTTAATTTCTGCGGTTGGTACGTTGCAGTATGTTGAACTTGAATCTGTGGGGTATACGGGAAAACAACGCCAATTCTACTAGATCCATTTTGGCCGGCGCCGCCTAGTCCAGTTAAATTACCAATAGCATTGGCTATGCCACTTACTCCGCCATTGTCTTGTATCAGGGGAGATAGTAATGAATTATTGGGATCATTATAAAAATACGTACTGTTTGGAGCAAGACTTAATCTAACTCTCCAATCTGATGCTGCCGGAGGTCCAAATAAAATTGGTGCGGGACTGCCACTATTCATGTTAGTGCTGTAAGAAAACATACCTGCAATGTTTTGTCGTGAACTAGCAGAACTAAGTCCCACAGCGCCTAATAGGCTTGACTTTGTAGCTGAACCAATTTGACTTAATACTGATCCCGATCCTGTTGCTCCGGGTAATACTGAATTTGATAACACTGGCATATATATTCCACTTTTATATCTTATTTACCAGAACCATTATGTGCTATGTTTTTAAAGGTTGACAGGGTCTTGATAAATATGTTAGTATACGCTAACTTTAAAGGAATAGAGGGTGCGACACAATTATTTAAACAACAAAGATATTCTCAAAGAAATTCATAAAAGCAAGACAACTTACTGTTATTATGACAATCCTGCAGATGCAGATTATGATATGATTTTGCCGGATGTGAGCAAAATTAACAAAAAGAACATCAAAGAGGCAAGACAAAATCGTGCAGAGCGCCTGGCTAAACTAGCACACGAAGAAGCTACCAAAGACGGAGTCAAGCGTAAATTAGATGAATTTGAAATAAAACTCAAGGACATTCCAGATACCGATGTGGTATTCAGAGTTATGACTTGGGATCATATTCCAGTCGACGATGCTAAAACCAAAAAAGCACGTATGGCAGCATTGGAGATTGACGATGACGAAGATCCGCTATTAGTTGATTATGATAAAGATGATTTAACACATACCAAATATGTCAAAGTCAATTTCCCGCCCTTTGTACACTACAAAGTAGATGCCGACGGTAATCTCGTATTGGTAGGTAAAAGTCATTGGAAGGGAGGATTGAATCCTGGAGAGTATAGCCCCACACATGGTAGAATGACTAATAAACTAGCTCATATGTTTATGAAATTATGTGAGCGTTATGCTACTCGCAGTAACTGGCGTGGCTATACTTACAATGACGAAATGCGTAGTCAAGCCTTACTACAGTTGAGTTATATTGGATTAAAATTTGACGAAAGCAAGAGTCAAAATCCATTTGCTTACTACACTGCTGCTGTAACCAATAGTTTTACTCGAATTTTAAATATTGAAAAACGCAATCAAAATATACGAGATGACATTTTAGAAATGAACGGACTCAATCCTAGTTATACAAGACAGGGCATGAGTGGAGGGTATAGTGGCGGTGATGGCGGATACGATGAGTAAATTGACTATTGATTTTGCCCAACTGTTTCTGTTATACTTACTAGATGTCTAATTTATTTAAAAAAGCTGCACTATTCACCGATATACATTTTGGCCTAAAGTCAAACAGTACTCAGCACAACGAGGACTGTTTGAATTTTGTCAAATGGGCCACTACCAAAGCACGGGAGGAAGATTGCGAGACTGCTTTCTTTCTCGGTGATTGGCACAACAATAGAGCCAGTATTAATATTTTAACATTGGGCTATAGCCTGCAAGCACTGGAGCATTTGAATGATAATTTTGAACATACTTATTTTATTCCTGGTAATCATGATCTCTATTATCGTGATAAGCGCGATATTCAATCCGTTGCTTGGGCTCGACACCTCCCCAATGTTACAATATGCAATGATTGGTTTTCTAGTGGGGACGTTGTTGTCGCTCCTTGGCTTTGTGGTGATGATCATAGAAAAATTCCTAAACTAAAAGGCAAATACATGTTCGGACACTTTGAGCTCCCCGGATACTTGATGAATGCCATGGTTGCCATGCCGCAACATGGTGAATTGGAACGAGATCACTTTAACAACTTCGATCATGTATTCACTGGACACTTTCACAAGCGCCAAACACAAAAGAATATTACTTATATTGGAAATTGCTTTCCGCACAACTACGCTGATGCCGGGGACGACGACCGTGGCTTGACTATCCTTGAGTGGGGCAATGAGCCTACATATCATGCGTGGCCTAACCAACCACGGTATCGGGTATTTAATTTAAGTGATGTATTAAATCACACAGAGGCAATGTTGAAACCTGGCATGCACGTTAGAGTTAATTTGGATGTGGATATCAGTTACGAAGAAGCAACGTTTATCAAGGAAACATTTACCAATACATATGGATTAAGAGAAATTACTCTGATCCCGGCTAAAGTTACAGAACTTACTGAATATCAAATACAGGGCAATATTGAGTTTGAAAGCGTAGATCAAATTGTTTACAGTCAACTTACTACTATAGACAGTAAACAATACGACCCTACCTTGCTATTAGATCTATACAGAAATCTATGAGAATCGCAATAACTGGAACTACTAGTGGATTGGGTGCCGAATTAAAAAATATTTTAGAGAAAAATAATGAGGTCATATCAATTAATCGGGATAGTTTTTTAAATTTAGATCTATTAGACCTAAGTTCGATTGATATTCTTATTAATAATGCAGGGCATTCCAATGGCGGAGGCGTTGGACTCAAGGCTCATAAACAACAACAATGGCAAAGCATAGTTGATATAAATTTTGTAGTCCCAATATTATTAACTCAAAAATTTATAAATCAAAATGCCTCGGGGAAAATAGTGTTTATAACTTCTAAAGCAATCGAAAAGAATTTAGGCGGCGATTCTGTTTATTCAGGTAGCAAAGCCGGACTATCTACCTTTATTTCTTGTATGCGAGACGAATTAAAGGGATCTAATTACAAACTAATAGAGATACGTCCTGGAAGAATACGAACTGAATTTGCCAAGAATAGAAATATACACAGTGAAGATATCTTAGAAAACTTTTACGATAACATGGTGCACATGTCAGTGACTGAAGTGGCAAATTCTATAATTTTTGCTATTAATTCAAATACCATTGAATTATTATCATTAGCGAGAAATTAATGATTGTGTCTCCAATTCTAGACAAGTATTTTGTCTACGATCGAGTATTTGATTTGCTCGAGTATCAAAATACCATGGAGGAACTTTACGATACTCTTTTACACATGAAGAGGCACGAGTACGAATCAAATTATAGATTTATATTCTTGCACTACGATACCGATTATTATATTACCAATAATCAACCAGGAATCCTACTTAGAAATTTACAAAAAATTTTAGCTTCACTAGACATTCCCAATTATTTTTGTTTGATTTTAACCGAGCAAAACATTCAAAAAGAATTAGATCAATTGGCCCAAGAAGAAACCAACAATGATTGTAGTATTTCTAGTATTCAGCATGGATTACAGGATTGGGTTCACAAAGACTTTCCAGATGTTGATTTAAACTATATGCGAATTTCAAAGAAATATATTTGTCTAAATAGGTTTCGTAGATCGCATAGAGCATTATTATTTTCAATTCTTAAAAATAAAAACTTACTAGATGATGGAATTGTAAGTTTTGGTCATAGGAGCCCGGATGTTTCTTAAAGTATCTCCATTTAGTAGAATTAACGATCATTGGACTAGAAATCCTGAATTATACAAATTTTTTAAAGAAATATCAAAAGATTTTTCATATGTTAATTTTGATGATCGTTACGATATCAATACCGCTGATGGCGAATTATTCCAATCGGCATTTTTACACGTTGTAACTGAGACTGTTTTTTACTACCCAAATATTTTTCTCAGCGAGAAATCATTTAAGCCAATTATTAATAAACGTCCGTTTTTGCTAGTAGCCAGTGCTGGGTGCTTGGAAAATTTAAAAAACTTTGGATTTAAAACATTCAATGATTATTGGGACGAGAGTTATGATACTATTGAGGACGCAGACAAAAGAATGTTGGCTATTTGCGAAATTATACAAACTATTTGCAGTAAATCAATAATTGAACTGCGGGATATGACACAGTCTATGTCAGAGATATTAGAGTTTAATTTTGATCATTATCAAAATTCTTTCAAGGAACAAGAACTGAAAAAGTTTGAAGAGGCATGTGTTCAAAATTTGAAAGTTAGATAATGATTTATATTTGCGGAGATAGTTTTTGTAGCCAGGATAAAGAATACGGCCAGAGCTGGGTGGATTTGTTGATGCAAAAAACGTCAAACAAAATTGTAAATTTATCAAGACCCGGAGCAAGCAATTACCTAATTTATCTACAAGTTAAACAGGCATTAGCAAATAATGCTACACATATTATCTATCAGGCAACAAGTTCTATTAGGCATGAATTTTCAATTGAATCAATCAATGCTGGCAAAGATAGTATCAATAGGTATTGGAATGTGCTTGATCCAAATAATGATAAAAAAACAATATGCACCTCTTGGTCAACACCTTTAAACAATACGCCAAGTAATTTTAAAAATGAATTAACTGAAATATATGAGTTTGGCGTTAGGTTTTTAGATTTACCATCAACTATTGAAAAGAATTACATTTATATTTTGTTTACATTGAGATTGATGCAAGAAAATAAAAACTTACATAGATGGGCCTGGAGCCAAGGTGGGTTTGAGCACAAAAAATTTAATCCTATTGGTAATTGGGATTTTTCTCAGTTTAGGCAATACGAATCTAAAATAAATCTTTGGGATTATCATTGTTCTTCTGCTCTTAGGCCATACTATCACATTACCGATATTAAAATACACCAAGATGTTTGTAATGTGTATTATGATATGTTACAATTACAAAATAATTTATAATCATGTTTAAAATAAAAGATTTAACAGTACGCAATTTTATGAGCGTGGGCAATACCACCCAAGCAGTCAGTTTTGATCGCAATGACTTGACTCTTGTACTTGGCGAAAACTTGGACTTGGGCGGCGATGACTCGGGTGCACGTAACGGTACAGGTAAGACCACAATTATCAATGCCTTAAGTTATGCCCTTTACGGCAACGCTCTAACCAATATCAAGAAAGATAACTTGATCAATAAAACCAATACCAAAGGTATGATGGTTACTATTGATTTTGAAAAGGATGGAGCAACCTATAGAATTGAGCGTGGACGTAAGCCTAACGTTATGCGCTTCTTTGTTAACGATCAAGAAAAAGAAATTACAGATGAAGCGCAAGGTGATAGTAGAGAAACGCAAGCCGAGATAGAGCGTATGTTGGGAATGAGTCATGATATGTTCAAGCACATTGTGGCCCTGAATACTTACACTGAGCCATTTCTTAGTTTAAAAGCCAACGATCAAAGAACTATTATTGAGCAGTTGTTGGGCATTACACTATTAAGTGAAAAAGCAGAATTGCTCAAAGAACAAATCAAAGCCACTAAGGATGCTATCACTCAAGAAGAGTATAGGATCAAAGCAGTGACTGATGCCAATGCACGTATACAAGAACAAATAGAAAATCTCAAGCGTAGGCAAACACTTTGGCTTAGAAAACGAGAAGAAGACTTAGACAAGTTGTTGGCATCATTTGATGAGCTTAATGCACTAGATATTGAAGCAGAGCTAGTAGCGCATCAAAAGTTAAATGAGTACACGAAAAAGAAAAGTGAAATAGACCGTATCAAAGGCTACATTGCACAAAACAAGCGTGACCAAGCCCGAGAAGATCAAGTGTTGGCTCGATTACGAGCCGAACTAGAAGCATTACAAAATCACCAGTGTCATGCTTGTGGGCAAGACCTGCATGATGACAATCATGAGCAGATGTTAACAGACAAGCAGAAGCAAATTGAGGACACTGCGCTTAATGCACTTGCGGCTCATACACAGTGGCTGGAGAATACTGCTGCATTGACTGCATTGGGCGAGCTAGGTGATCGGCCCACAGTATACTATACCAACGAATCGGATGCGTTTGAGCATAGATCTAGCATGGGCAGTATTCTAGCACAGTTAACTGCCAAGCAAGAAGAAGCAGATCCCTATGCTGAACAGATCAAAGACATGAGCGAACAAGCTCTAGAAGAAATTGATTATAGCACTATGAATGAGATTGACCGTGTTAAGCAGCACCAAGAGTTTTTACATAAGCTACTAACCAACAAAGACAGTTTTATACGTAAACGTATTATTGATCAAAACTTGAGTTACTTAAACGCAAGACTGGGGCAATACTTGGATCGTATTGGTTTGCCGCATACTGTTAAGTTTAATAATGATTTAACTGTAGCCATCAGCGAATTGGGAAGAGAACTAGACTTTGACAATTTGAGCCGAGGTGAGCGCAATCGTTTGATCTTATCCCTGAGTTGGAGTTTTAGAGACGTGTGGGAAAGTTTATATCAGCCCATTAATTTATTGTTTATCGACGAGCTTATCGATAGCGGCATGGATTCAAGTGGTGTTGAAAACAGTCTCGGAATACTTAAAAAGATGAGTCGTGATGCTAACAAATCAATTTGGCTGGTCTCGCACAAAGATGAACTTGCCGGACGTGTTCATAATACACTTCATGTAGTAAAAGAAAACGGATTTACTAGCTATAATACAGACATTGAAATAACATAATGTTAGCAACTTGGCATTTTCATATAGAGATAAGCAGTAAGTGTACACTAAAATGTCCGCGGTGTGCTCGGCAAGAAGTGCCTGATAGTTTAGTTAATACTGAATTAGATTTAGAGTTCTTTAAAAAGAACTTTACTCCCGAGTTTATATTAAACAATGTAGAAAAAATTACATTCTGTGGCGACGACGGAGATCCCATTTATGCACATGATTTAATCCCTGTTATCAAATATATTAAAAGTGTTAAGCCGGTTGAGATTGTTATTATCACGAACGGTAGCCATAAAAAGATCACGTGGTGGATACAGTTAGGGCAACTGTTAGATCACAATGACAGTGTGCATTTCAGCGTTGACGGATATGACAACGACAGTAACAATCTTTATCGTGTCAACAGTGACTGGGACAACATTATTGCTGGATTACAAACTCTACGTGCCACTAGTCGTTGTCAAATAGTATGGGCTGCTATTGCTTTTAAGTTCAATGAACATAAGTTAGACTTTATGCAAAAATTTGCCCAGCGATTGGGAGCAGATCGATTTCAAATAACAAAAAGTACAAAATTTGGAAGTATCTACCCCAGTTATGGTGCCAATGATCCGCTAGAGCCCACAGTAAAATTTATGAGCTCTAGTCATAGATTTGAGAGAACAATAGTAGCGTTTACTGAGAAAACAACTAAAATACCCGAGATCAACATTAAACTATACAATGATGTTACAATACAAAACAACATAAAACCCTTATGCGAGATAGGCAACAAAGGGTTATATATAGACGCTAGGGGAAGATTATTTCCTTGTTGTTGGGTGGCGAATCGATACACGCACAATAGTGAATGGCAAACTCTAGCAGAACAATTTAATTTACATCACAGGA